AGAAAAAAGAAAAGAGAGGAAATAAAGCAAAAGAAAAACAATTGATAAGACACAAATAGTATAAGTAAAGGAGGACAAAATTATGAAAGAAAGTTATAAAATATTTTCACACACTTACGATACAGACTATCATAGGATATATGTGACAATATGTGTAGAAAAAGGAAAATTTGTTGATATAATGTGTATAACAAATGATGAATTTAACAGAACATATGAATATATTATGGAGACAGGTTTTGGATTTTGTGTGTATGACATGCAGGACAACACATATGATATTCCACTTAATGAAGCGTTACTGTTTAAAATGGCTCGTGAATACGTTAACACACTAATACCCGTATGTACACGGAGTTAGTCTAAACTAACTAGGGTGCGTGATAGGCACGGTTACAGTTTCAACGCTGTTCACCCTTTAGTACTAAATTAGTACATGAGCATTAAACTAAGCATATAAGAAAAAAGGAGAAAAAGCTATGGCAAGAAAGAGAATGGTTACAAGAACAGTTATGCAGACAGTAGCAGAGGTCATGACAATTGACGTTACTACAGCCGATGTACAAGTACAGACCTATGACATTGGTGGACAATACACAGACGAGGAGCTACTTAAGAAACTTAAAAACCTTTTCCAGACTGACACACTTAAACTCATACATATTGAGTCACAAGATTGCAAAGAGTTATTGCTCGGTATGGATGAAGAGGATTTTATCAGACTCGCAAAAGTGTTACCACCGCGTAACTCAACCAAAGAAGAGGACTAGCAACTAAGCTACCACACAACTAAATTCAAATCTAACAAGTAAATATACACGGAGTTAGTCTAAACTAACTAGGGTGCGTGATAGGCACGATTACAGTTTCAACACTGTACACCCTTTTGACCAATAATTGGTCATAGCACCTTGACAATCAAACAAACAGAAAAAGGAGAATGATATCATGCAGAAAATTTTCAAAAATGCACTCAAAAAACAGTTAAGTAGACAGGTAAAAGGTATAGTATCCGTACACATAGTTAATAACATACTTATAGTAGATATTAATTCACTGGACGGCTGTTCATTTCATTACACTATTAACAACATAGCTGTCCAATTATCAGTAGGTTTATCAAGTAAAATTGTAGCAGACGTTATTGTAAAAAAGTACAAGGAACATATTTTAAAATATTATTTTCACTAATAAAATTGAAAATAAGTATTGACTTTTTAAGTACAGTATGTTACAATATAAGAGTAATGAAGATGAATTACAATTGCGTTGTCAGAGCGGTGTATCTTAGAATGATGCACCCTCACCCCTCTGAACGGTGCAACAAATTGGTAAGTTGCCTAGTAACAAGTGACAAACACTTGTTTGGTCAGCACTAGATTATAGGTTCGAGTCCTATACCGTTCATTGGTACAATAATGTACCTAATTATAAACAAGCCACAATCAGAAAGGAGAACGAAATTATGTCAAGAGTACCAATGGTAACAAGAACAATCGTAGCAACAAAAGTGAATGTAATGTGTTTGGACGTACAGAAAGGTGAACCGTATAACGAGTCTGTTACAGTTCCGCGTACATACAAAGATGATGAAGCACTGTTAAAGAAAGTTCGTCCGCTGCTTGAAACTGAGACAGTTAAAGCAGTCCATATTGTAGACAAAGAAGAAATCGAGACTTTGTATGGTATGCCAGAGCAGGAATTCATTCAGCATGCAAAAGTACTCCCACCTAGAAACACAGCAGTAACAGAATAAAACAAGCACAACTAAGCATTAATAAAAGGAGACAAACAATATGATTAGAATTATTGAACAGAGTAGAGAGTTTAATGAAGTAGAACAGTATCTTATGACAATCGCACCATCAATCATTTCAGCGAAAGATGTAGAGGATGGTAAACATATTACAGTTGACGGGATTCTCACATTCGAGGATGTCAAAGAGAACACCGGAGAGACTGTTGAGGTAATGTCCATCATTACACCAGAGAAACAGGTTTACAGTTGTCAGTCTGCGACATTCAAGCGATCAATTGGTGATATTTCAAGTATCATGAAAGGTAAACCGTTCACAGTCATTAAGACTTCTGGCAAAACAAAAGCAGGGCGTGATTATATTAATTGCGTACTGGATGTTGACAGTCTTGCATAATGTAGGGTGCAATAGCTAATAAATTGGGGGGACACTCTTAGTATCAAACTAAAGTGTCTCCCTTATTTCAATTATAGGGGTGAACGCTATGGCAAAAAGGCAAAAACAAACACTTGCGGAACGTGCTTATTCTAAACAAGTCAGACGTATCAAACAATTTATAAGAAGAGCAGAAAAACGTGGGTATCAATTCAATGAAAATGTGTTACCGCAAAGACCTAAACGAGTAACACAAGCAAGTGTGAGAAAACTTGCAAAAATAACACCAGAAAAGCTCTATAAGAAAGCTGTCTATGGCGGTTTAGCAACTTACGGTGAAATAGTACCCGCAATAGAAGGTTTAAAGCGGGAACGCTCTTTAAGAGCAAAGAAAGCAGCAGAAACTAGAAAATATAGGCTAGCACAACCAAAACAGCAGCCAACTAATACACCAGGTTTTGAACCACCCGAGAACATATCAGAAGACGCAACATTTTTTGATGCTGTTGTTATCAGTGGTTTTAGGTCACACGTACGACAATTTAATGAACGTGCTAGCAACTTGTTACTATCTTGGTTAGACAAAATACTATCAACAAATGACGTACATGATGTTGCAACAATGTTGAATGATGGCGCAGAAGCGGGTTTGATTGTGACATATCAGATAGTTTACTCACAAGACAAACTAACGCAATATATGTCTGAAATGTTAAACTATTTACCAGAAGCAGGGCCACTGTTTAAGGCTGAAATAATGGACGCGATGGAAGAGGAAGAGGATTACAGTATCCCACTATGAAAGTTAAAAAGTTTCGTTACTTTATGTGCGACTTTGAAACAACCGTCTATAAAGGACAGGTTAACACAGAGGTCTGGGCTAGTGCGTCCGTTGAATTGTTCACAGAAGATGTAAGTATATTTCATAGTATTGGAGAACAATTCGATTATTTTCTAGAACAGAAATGTAACATAGTAGCGTATTATCATAACTTGAAATTTGACGGTGCATTTTGGCTATCCTATTTGTTGGTAGATAAAGGATATAAGCAAGCATACAAAAAGGTAGGAGAAAAGGAAAATGATGTTGAGTGGCTTCCAGAGAAATACATGGAAAATAAGTCGTTCAAGTATAGTATATCTGATAAAGGTATGTGGTACAACATTATTATCAAGGTCAATAATCACTTCATAGAGATTAGAGACTCACTTAAATTACTACCATTTAGCGTACAACGTATTGGAGAAAGTTTTGGAACAAAGCATAAGAAGCTTGATATGGAGTACACTGGTTTTAGGTATGCAGGCTGTAACATAACAGAGGAAGAAAGAAAGTATATAGCTAATGATGTACTTGTAGTCAAAGAAGCACTGGAGATAATGTTCCAACAAGGACACAACAAATTGACAATAGGTTCATGTTGTTTGGAAGAATATAAGTCAATTTGCAAGTCCTCAACAAAGAACATGCTTGATTACAATGAAATGTTTCCAGATGTGTATTCCATGGTTATAGACGAGAAAGCACATAGATACCCTAATGCAGGAGAATATATACGTAAATCGTATAGAGGCGGTTGGTGCTATCTTGTTAAGGGTAAAGAGAACAAGATTTTCACAAAGGGTACGACAGCAGATGTAAATTCTTTGTATCCTAGCATGATGAGTAGTGAGAGTGGTAATCGTTATCCAGTAGGTCTACCGCATTTTTGGAAAGGGAACATCATTCCAGATGTTGCACTTTCAGACGATAAATATTACTTTGTAAGAGTTAAGACAAGATTCTACATTAAACCAGATAAGCTACCGTTCATACAGATAAAATCGTCGCTATTGTACAAAGGCACAGAAGCACTTGAAACATCTGATGTGTATGATAAGCGAACTGGTGAGTATTACACGCATTATACCGATAAAGATGGTAACATACACGACACTAGAGTTGAGTTAGTTTTGACAATGACCGACTACGAGTTATTGAAAGAACACTACGAACTTGTAGATTTTGAAATTTTAGATGGTTGTTGGTTTCATAGTGAAATAGGTATCTTTGACGAGTACATAGATAAGTATAAGAAAATCAAAGTGGAAAGTAAAGGTGCATTGCGTGAGTTGGCAAAGTTGTTCCTTAACAATTTGTACGGTAAAATGGCGAGCAGTATGGATAGTAGTTTTAAACTTGCTTATGTCAAAGAGGATAAAACCATAGGATTTTTACCTGTTGCAGAAGCGAATAAGAAACCGGGGTATATACCTGTTGGTTCAGCTATCACAAGTTACGCAAGAAACTTTACAATTAGAGCTGCACAGAAGAACTACCACGGTAAAGACAAGAGAGGTTTTATATATGCTGACACAGATAGCATACATTGTGACCTTGAACCAGAAGAGATTGTTGGAATTAAGGTACATGATAAAGACTTCTGTTGTTGGAAGTTAGAGAGTTGTTGGGATGTAGGTGTTTTCACCAGACAAAAGACTTATATTGAACACGTAGTTAAAGAAAATTTGAAACCTATTGGTAAACCGTATAACAACATTAAGTGTGCAGGTATGCCACAGAAATGTAAAGATTTATTTGAAATATCACTTAATGGTAATGCGGATATTAAAGGTTACACAGATAACAAAACAAATGTTTTCAAAGAATGGACAGAAGATGAAAAAGAGTTCTTATTTGAAAATAAAACCGGTAAGCCGATAAAAAGAAATTTTAGAGACTTTAGAGTAGGTTTAAAAGTTCCCGGAAAATTAAGACCAAAGAGAATACGCGGTGGTATCCTACTAATTGACACACCATATGAAATGAGGTAAAAATAAGATTATGAAAATATATGTAACTGGTTCTCTAACTCAAGCTAGAGAAATAGCATTAATAGCTAGCGTATTAAGTACAATAAAAGATAATGATGTTAGGTATGTAAAGAGTCGAAAAGAATTAAATTTAGACGATTACATAATGTTGCGTTATGAACATATTGATTGGTGTGACGCTGTTTATATTTTGAAAAAAGAAAACGGTGAGTTATGTGACGGCGTGACATACGAAAAAGTTTATGCACAAAAACAGCATAAAGAAATCGTACACATTGGTTAACAGGTGAAAGGTAGATGTATAAAAATGAATAAAACAACTAACTATGATGATTTTATCAGACAGTATGAAGAGCTTTGTATTAAAACAGGTATTACAATTACACATGAAGATACACAAGGTTCATTCATATTAGAGAGTTTTAATAGTGAAGATTTAGAATGGGTAAAGTACGCTAAAAGAAAGTAATCACTTATAAGAAAAGCAGGGGCGAACTAAGTTCGTATCCCTGCTTTCTATTTATATCTTTAACTCATGCACCAAACAAAGCGTTCAGCGAAAACGACAAACGGAGTAGGCACTATCATTTCAAGTGTGCTATCCTATCCGTTCATTGATGGAAACATGAGAAGATACCAAAAAGTTTTCAACACTTTCCACATTCTAATGTGGATAACTTAGTAACTTAATGCACTAAGTACAGCTTCTTTGCATCTCATATCTTTGAATCTGAACGCACCACGTTCAAATAAATATCTAAGGTTAGACAAAAAGAAGTCATTTCTTTTTAACATAACATAGTTAACTTCATGGTCTGCTGTTGTTACGGTTATTCTAGTCTTGAAGGTAGTATCTGGCCTATCATCACAATATATATAACCGTCCTCTGTAAATTCTCTCAAACCAAAATCAGTGCCTTTATATTTTAGAGTACAAATATATCTGTTATTACCAGTAGGCTTATCAACAAAACTTTTGTTATCATTAAGGTAAACACATTCGCTACTATAAGCAACATAAGAGTTCTTTGCAAAAGCTCTATTAAAACCACTACTTTTCTGCTCCTCACTTGCACTAGATATAAAACCCTGTTCAAGTACAAATCCATCACCACGTAGGAACTTAGTATCGTCTTTAAGTCTGGCACTTATACCCATTTCAACATAATATGGATTAATAATACTTACTGGGTTACTAAGCATATAAACGGGAACATATCTAACCTGTTCACCCTGACCTCTGGCAACAGAAGTATGAACACTAAGTAACTTCTTAACTTCATCATTGCAATAGTGGTTAGTTTCACTCTGAAATTCGTCAAATATCATACGCATAATATCTGAAAATAAGTGGCTATATTTTTTAATCTGGTCTGCACTATTAAGACTCAAAGCGTATCCACAACTTTTGTCATCTAAGAATAACTCATGAAAAATACCACTTGCTCTGCGCTTACTTGTCATTTCATGGTCTTTAAAGAATAAACTTCCTAAGTCTTTATAGAACTTATCTACAACATCATCAAGTTCATAATTATACCTATAAAGAAGGCCAAATTTTTCGTTCTTATCTAAGAATCTATTTACACACAATCTTCCAAAATAAGTTGTCTTACCACCAGTACGGTTAGTTGTACACATATATATTTCTGGTTTGTTACCGTTTATGTCAAGCATAGATAATAGTTTAGTACCATCATAATACACACCCACGTTATAATCACTTCCTTTCTTATTATATTATAGCATACCTATTGCAATTTGTCTAGTTATATGCTATAATAAAGATAAATAAAACAAGGAAAGGGGCGAAAAAGAATGGAGCAGTTTTACACCATAATTATTGCACTGGTTTTCAATGCTTTAGACCTAATTACTGGTATCATAGCAGCGGTAAAAAACAAAGACATTCAGTCATCCAAATTGCGTGACGGTCTTTTCAAAAAAGTTGGCTTCTTGTTATGTTACTTTGTAGCTTGGTTAGTTGATACACAGGGTACAAGAATTGGTTTTCAGTTTGGGGTATCAATTCTTCCTATTATTATCCTGTATGTATGCACAACTGAATTGGTGTCTATACTCGAAAACATAAGCAAGATTAACACAGACATTCTACCAGAAAAACTGATGGAATTGTTTCACATTTCAAATGTAAAAAAGGAGGACTAAATTATGCCTAACATTATGAAAGCTGTTAACTTTATCATTGACGTAGCAAACGATAACGCACATGGTTATGACCAAACACACAGAAATGGCCCTGATTATGACTGTTCATCTCTTGTTGGAACAGCACTACATGAAGCAGGTTTTAATGTATCACCTTATTCTTGGACAGGTAATCTTGAGTCACAGCTACGAAAAGCAGGTTTTGCTGATTGTAAAAAACCGTGGTCAGCAGGTGATGTACATTTGACACCAAACAAACATGTTTGTATGAGCATCAACGCTTCTCAAATTGCAGAGGCTTCAATCAATGAAAAAGGAACAACCACAGGTGGTAAAACTGGTGACCAGACCGGTAAAGAAATCTATATTCACAATTATTATGAACTCCCGGGTGGTTGGGCAAGACACCTTAGATACTCAGGACAGAACACAGAAGTTGCACCAGATGCGTCCATTGATACAGTTGCAAGAGAAGTGATTGCAGGTAAATGGGGTAATGGTGGTTCCAGAAAGAAATTACTCACAGAAGCAGGTTATGATTACAAAGCAGTTCAGACAAAAGTAAATGATATTTTGTCTGGAAAAGAGTTAAAATCTAACGAAGAAATTGCAAGAGAAGTAATTGCAGGTAAGTGGGGAAATGGTGATACAAGAAAGCAGAAACTTACCGCAGCAGGTTATGACTATTCCGCTATTCGTAAACTTGTAAACCAGATGCTGTCATAAGTTAAAATATGCCAGACATAAATAAAGCATATTCATGGGCAGTAGCAACTTGCAATGCACCTAATGTGGGGTATTCACAGTCATACCGTAACGCACAAACAGTTGGTGGTATAACGTACTACGATTGCTCTTCATTTATAAACTATGCATTACTGGCAGGTGGTTTTGAAACACCCTCGTATGCACCAAATCATAACGCCTTTACCACTTATTCAGAACCAAAAGAACTTTTGCGTTTAGGTTTTAGAGAAGTTGATGCAGGTGGTGAATACTTAGCAGGAGATATAGGCCTAGCCAATGGTCACACCGAAATGTGTTATCGTGGTGGAAGCGGTAAAGGTGTTTTCATGGGAGCGCATACAGACAATGCGCCACTTGCTAATCAAGTTAGTATAGGTTCAAGTGGTGGAAATCCAGACTATGAACGTTCTTTTCCTAGGTTGTTTAGATACGGTGATGGTGGTGCAACTGGATATGGTGCAAGTGCTTATGTAATCGCAGCTTTAGCGGGTAATGCTTGGCGAGAAAGCCATATAAACCCTACACTTTCTCAGCTCGGTGGTGGTGCTTTTGGACTGTTTCAATGGGATGGTTCAAGACGTGATGCGTTGTTAACATGGTTGAATGAAAATGGATATGAAAATACAAGTCCAAATGGACAAATGCAATATTTAGTTATAGAGGATGATTGGATTGGAACGTTTAATGGTATATCTTCATTAATGGAATTTCTAACATCCGATTCAACTAATGTTGCTTCATTAACAGAAGCGTTCTGTACTTGTTGGGAGAGGCCTGGTGTCCCTGCTCTTAATGAAAGAATTGAATTTGCTAATGAAGCTCTTAAATATATTTTACTTCACGCAAATGACACTTCAATAGTAGAATGGGAAACAGAACCAATGTACTATTTGTCAAGACAACAAGCGTTACACAATGCTGTACTTATGTATAGATTTTATTCAGCTGGCGGGGGAGGTGGCGGAACACCCTCTGCTCGTAAAAAGAAAATGCCTATATGGATGTGGATAAGATATCATTACTAATAAGAAAGGAGATGAAGACAGATATGCTGTTTAAAGCAGGTACTTATAAACATGAAGAGGGTTTTACTATTATGGTAACAGATGATGGAACAATTATGCTTTCACCTAATCACCCTCTTTCATTAAGATTAAGTGTATTATTTGATACTACAAAATGGACAAAAATCTCGTAGAAAGGACACTAGTCGCACTTAGTGGTTTTACCACTTAGTAAGACTGCGATTCGAGTGAAAGGAGATCGAGTGTTATGGCAGTAAAAACTAGGGAAGAAATTCTAGAAGAATTAAAAGTCAGAGTAGGTGAACAGACTGATGATGAAACAATCGCATTTTTGGAAGATGTTACAGACACACTCTCTGACTTAGAAACAAAGGCAAAAGGTGACGGAACAGACTGGAAAACTAAGTACGAAGAAAATGACGCCGAATGGCGGAAAAAGTATACTGAACGTTTTTACAGTTCAGACCCGGAGCCTGCCATTGAAGACCCTAAAACAGAAGAGTCACAGCCGCCTAAGACGTTTGCAGAACTGTTTACAACAGTTTAGCAATAAATTCATTAAAGAAAGGAAAATAAAATTATGGCAAGAAGAATTGCAAACAGTACGCTCAATGCGTCAACCATTGACATTCTCAACGTAATCAGACAGAACGCATCTTATGATTATCAGCAGAATGTTCCAGCAGTTACAACTGCTAACGACATCCCTAAAGTAGGAGAAGTCATCTATGGTACACCTGCTTTTGCAAATCAGTTTATCAATGCTCTGGTAAACAGAATTGCAATCGTGCGTGTACAGAGTGCAACATTTAACAACCCTTACTCTATCCTTAAGAAAGGTTACCTTGAGTATGGAGAAACTGTCGAGGATATTTTTGTATCTATTGCAAAAGCCGTTGACTTCAATGTGGAAAAATCAGCAAAACGTGAGTTCCAGAGAACTATCCCAGATGTGCGTTCAGCGTTCCATACTATGAACTGGCGAGTAATGTATCCGGTTACTATTCAGGATGAGGACTTAAAACAGGCATTTCTTAGCATTGATGGTGTACAGAACCTTATTGCTAAAATTGTTGACAGCGTATATACAGCAGCAGAGTATGACGAATTCCTGCTCTTTAAATACTTACTTATTAAAGCAATTAGTCATGGAAAAATGTTACCAGCATCTATCGGTAAAGGTACAGACCTTAGTGAAGCAGCTGTGCAGTTTAGAGGAACATCTAATCTGTTACCGTTTATGTCGAGTGAGTACAACGAAGCCAGAGTTAAAACTACCACACCTAAAGAAAGACAGGTTATCTTTATGGACGCTATGTTCAACGCACAGTTTGACGTAAGTGTACTTGCAAGTGCTTTCAATATGGATAAGGCAGATTTCATGGGTAGACTGTTTCTTATTGACAACTGGACTAATTTTGACAATGAACGGTTTGATGTTATCAGGGCAAACTCTGATGGAATCGAAGAAGTAACAGCAGACGAGTTAGCGCTGTTAGCAAACGTAAAGGCAGTTATTTTGGATGATAATTGGTTTCAGGTTTACGACAACAACAACAAATTTACGGAGAAATATGTTGCTTCCGGTTTGTACTGGAACTACTTCTATCATACATGGAAAACAATCTCAAATTCTCCGTTCGCAAATGCAGTTGTGTTTGTAACATCTGGTGCTGACGTTGCTCTGCCTGCTTCTATTACCGTCCATGTGGATGCTAAAGACGAGAGTGATGTAGCTACTGTATTTACTATCAGTGCTGACTTTGAAAGTGCGGGACTCAGCCCTCAGAATGTAAACTTTGTGCAGACCGAAGCACTCACCAAAGCAGGTATTGCTGTTCAGAAATACGGTGGACTTATTATCCCTGCATCACAGGCTGCAACAGATATCACTCTTGTTGCGGAGATTAATGGTGTAAGTTACACAGCTACTACCGCTGTTAATGGTTCTACCGCTGTTGACTCAACTGTTACACTTGAAAAAGCCTGATTCTAAAAGCAAGGGTGCGTCAGCAATGTGATACACCCTTGCTAGAAAGGAGTGGTAGGATGTATATACAACCTACAACAAATATAAGGTTACTTAAAGATGTACCTCTTGACACAACCTATGGCCACACAATTTACTTTTCAAGCAAAAGCGCACAGTACAATTACTTTGTTGGTTTGCAGAAGTATAACCTTACAAACTACACATATCAAAGAGTGAAAAAAGGTGTAGCAAGAGTTGGTATAAAAGCTGACAACTTGTATGACTGTAATTACATGATGTTTCAGAACACAGCTTACGGTACTAAGTGGTTTTATGCGTTCATCACAGCAGTTGAGTTTGTAAACAATGAATGTGCAGAGATTTACTTTGAACTTGATGTTATGCAGACGTGGTTCTTTGATTGTGAACCGGACTATTGTTTTATTGAACGTGAACATACAGAAACAGACGGCATTGGTGAACATATCGAACCTGAAACCGTTGCTACTGGTGAGTATGTGATGAACAATTATGCCCCTATAAAGTACATGACAGACATGGTTGTATGTATTGCTATTGTTGATACAAATAACGCTACAGACGGCACACTATATGATGGTATTTATGGTTCAGCACAGTTATGGGTGTATAATAGTACAGATGTTAAAGGTATCAACGGTAAAGTTAATGAGTATGTTCAGAAACCGGATGCTATCATTGGTATGTATATGTTCCCTAAGATTTTTATCGGTGGAAGGATACCTGATACACATAGATTGGGTTATGGTGGAAGCGCAACTAAAACAACTGTCAAGCTTGCAGGGGTGTCAACTAACGATACTCTTGATGGTTATAAGCCTAAGAATAAGAAACTATACACTTATCCTTATAACTTTTATCATGTGGATAATGCTAGCGGTAGTGAATTAAGTTTACGTTACGAGTTCTTTGAAAATAACACACCAGTTGTTGAAATAAGTGGTACAGTAACACAGCCAGTTATTGCGATTCTTAGGCCATGTAGTTATAAAGGTGTTGCAGGTTACACTAACCTTGGTGGCTATACTACATTGAATACAGAAAGTTTACAACTTAACAGTTATCCTATGTGTTCATGGAATGTAGACGCTTATCAAGCGTGGGTTGCACAAAACGCTATACCTATTGCTATGAATAGTGTAGCTAGCGTAGGGCAGATGGGTATTGCAGGTGCTTATAGTACAAACCCTAATGCGGTCATTGGTTCGGGTAGTATAGGGTTAGTTAGTGGACTTATGTCACAGTTTTATCAAGCCTCTATTGCTGCCGATATTAGTAAAGGTAATCTTAATAACGGTGGTGGCAATGTAGCAAATGGTAAGCAACAGTTTTACGGTGGCCGGTGTAGTGTGCGTAAGGAGTACGCTAGAATGATTGACGATTATTTTACTATGTTTGGGTATGCGGTTCATAGGGTAAAGAAACCAAACCGAAATAGTAGGCCACATTGGAACTATGTTAAGACTGTTGGTGCTACTGTTACTGGTAGCGTTCCTGCCGATGATATGCGTAAGATTTGTAATATATACGATAATGGTGTTACATTTTGGAAGAATGGGTCAGAGGTTGGCCAGTATAACTTAAATAATACAGTGTAAAGGTGGTGAAAATTAAGATATGGGTAGGAAACGTGGTATTACAGATATGTTTGGTGACAGTGCTACACTGAATAACTTAACATATATGCAGTATTTGAACAGGCTTACAGAGTTAGCTATAAGTATGTTTGAATGGAAAAACTTACCGCCTAGTGTTGATGCAAGATATCTTGAACTACATCTATTTGAAACTGGATGCATGGTATACTTTGATGATGACGTGCTTGGAAACTTGTGCTTGGATTGCATTGCTAGTGGCAGACTTGGTGTGTATGGTGATCCTGTTTTGCGTAGAGCTTACTCCGGGTATAACAACTATCAGAAGTTATTGAAAGAGAGTAATAGTGTTATTATATGGAACAATTATCTGCACACGAACAGTATTCTTGATATTAAAATGTTCGCTAAAAGGTTATACAACCTTGATAGGATTATTGATGTTAATGCAAATGCACAGAAAACACCTGTTTTATTGCAAGGTACAGAAAAACAAAGAATGACATTGGTTAACTTGTATAAGGAGTATGAGGGTAACGCACCGTTTATTTTTGGTGATAAAAACTTGGATTTGAATGTACTAAAAGTTTTGCAGACTGGCGCACCGTATGTTTGTGATAAATTATATCAGCTGAAAACGCAGATATGGAATGAAGCTTTGACTTATCTTGGTATCAGTAATATCAATATTCAGAAGAAAGAAAGATTGATTACTGATGAAGTAACTAGAAATCAAGGTGGTACTGTTGCTAGCAGATATAGTAGATTGGAGAGTAGAAGGCAAGCTGTTAATAAAATTAACGCCATGTTTGGCACTAATATTGAAGTTAATTATCATGAAGATTTTCAGCAGGTTGATAACGATACTATTCCAGATGAATCAGGTGCAGATACAATAGGGGGTGCAGGAAATGTATGAGTTTATTTCTTTTATTCTTGGTACTTTGTTTGGTGGTGCTGTTGTGATTTGTTGTGCTTTATGTGTTGCTAATAAAGGTGGTGGTAAGATTGAGTAAATACACTACAGAAGTTAGATTTATATGTGAGAGCAAAAGTGGACTTGAAGTGTCTGGCGGTAGTGCCGGTGTTGATAAAATTATTGCTAATTCGTGGGATAAGATTTTTACGAGTAAAGCACCGTTCTTTGATGAAGAATACAGAAGTGTACTTTGTCAGAAGATTTTGAAGCATTATTATTTACGTGAAATTTGTTGTGAAACGGTAGGTATATGGACACTTTGGATGAATACAAGACTTGAAGAGATTATGCCTTATTACAATCAGCTTTATGAAAGTGCTAAGATTAAGTTTGACCCTATGCACGATGTGGACTTAACTAGAGAGCATAAAAGAACAGAAAATGAAGAAGCTAATGGGAGCAGAACAAGTACAAGCGCAGCCAATAATAATTCAACAAGTAATGGTAAAGAACTTTATAGTGATACACCACAAGGGGCAATCACAGGTTTAGATGCCAACACGTATTTAACTAATGCAACTATAACAGAAGAAGCAAACAATAATACATCAAATTTAACTAATAACGATAATACAACAAATAATATTAATACAACAGAGGATTACACAGAAACAATATTGGGAAAGCAAGGAACAGAAAGTTTTAGCAGTCTTTTGAATAAGTTTAGGGAAACCTTTTTGAACATCGATATGATGGTTATTGATGAGTTTAGTGACTTATTCTTTGGTCTTTGGTAGAATGAAAGGAGATTTATTATGAGTGATAGAAGTATAACACCTTTACCGCCTGCTGATTTTACACCGGCAATGGGTGATTATAAGACATTGCAACCATTCAGATATTGGTGTCAGAAAGTGTTACCGCTTGTTTATGATGATAGTTTAAGTTATTATGAACTGCTTTGTAAAGTGGTGGACTATCTGAATAAGACTATGGAAGATGTTGATACTTTACACGGTGATGTTACTAATCTTCACAAGGCTTATGAGGAGTTACAGAACTATGTAAACACATATTTTAGTTCACTTGATGTGCAGGAAGAAATTGACAATAAGTTAAATGATATGGCTAATAGTGGCGAACTTTCAAATTTAATAAAACCACTTATTGACGTTAATCAGCCTAAAATTGTAAAAAATGAAAATGAAATGACAAATAAAAGTACAATATATATTCTTAGCAAAAATGGATATGCTTATCAATGGGATGGGGAAAAATTTGCACCAACAGGATTAATTTTTAATATTCCAGTAAACGCATATACTTCAACCTCTTTTCAGAACCCTATTGATATAAATGATGCTACTAATATAGGCTCATGGTACATAAACAGGGTTTCACTTAATGGATTAGTTGATGTTGACATAAAAAAATATTATTGGTCTGTTTATGTTATAAAACCAATAGTATTAAACAATATTGATTGTTTTCAGTTACTTATCGGGACAGGTGTAGTAAGCAGTACTCCTACAGTAATGTACTACAGAAGTAGCTTGAATGGTGCTTTTAATTCGTTTAGAAGAATTGTTAATGACAAAAATATTGCTAATAATTATGTGTCAAAAAGTCCAGGAAAATATAGTGTAGATGAAAAAAATCCTAATACGTCATATTTAATTGATAGAGATTCATTAAATGCTTATAAAGCTGAACTAAAGGTTGACATTAGTAAATATTACTGGTCAGTGCTAAATATTGCACCAAGTACAGCATCCTACGTTGATGTATCTCAAATACTAATAGGTGTTCCGATTAGTACAGTTGGTAGATGTTTAATGTACATGCGCAGTTCTATAACAACTGATAGTCTAAAATGGACAACATTTTCACTAATAAATGTTGAACAAAAAATATCTAATATACCTAAGGTAGCATTTTGTGGTGACTCTTTTACAGCAGTTACATCAGTAAAATCTTATGTAAATTTCCTTAATGAAATGGGTGTGTGTGACGGTGTTAATTTAGGTATAAGTGGTGCAACAGCAGATTCATGGTATACTGCAAATGAAGAAAATATAACTGACGAGTATGACGAATTTTTTATTGCACTAGGGTTAAATGGGTTGAGTACACCAAATGGTGAATATAATTCATCTGATACTTCAACATTTTGTGGTCAAATAAACAGAATTATAAACAAAATAATAGAAGTAAATCCAAAAGCTAGAATTATTATATGGTGTATGGACGCATGGTATAGAAAAGAAAGGTCAGATGTACTTAAAGAGTTAGCTGATTATAATGGGTGTGAATACTACAGTATGCTTAGTGATGCGAACATACCGTTAAGACTAAATGGTAAATATGCTGGTGTTATGAATAATCTTAACAGTAATAT